GAGGAGTACCTGAAAGGAGTATCACTGGTTTGTCATAAGCAAGCTTTCTAATCTCTTTAACTCTCTTTGAGGGTTTACCAACCTGTCCAAGATTATGCGCCTCATCAATAATTATAAGGTCATACTCACCATGAAGCTTAGATACTTGTTCATAATTAGTAATATGATAATGCTTAGTCATATTATCACTAAACTTCTCCCAGCCAGGAATAGCAGCTTTCTTAGTAAGAACTAATACACTCATAACTTTAGACATCTCAGCAACGAGTATAGCTGTCAATGTTTTACCCGAACGAACCTCTCCTGCTAGATATACTAAACCCTTAGACTTTAGTATATCGTAGCACTCATGAGCTTTTCTAGTTTGGTGTTGTAGGGGCTTCATATTCTTAACCTTATACTTCCATCTTTTTGTAGTAAATTCATGTCAAGTAGGTTTAGATTACTCATAAACTCTGCCTTGGACTTACCTTTTGATTTATAAAGCTCTAATACTGCCTTCTCATAATCTTTCACTTCGTCTAAGAACTTGTTAGCTTTTACTTTCCCCATACCTTCGATACCATAAATGCCATCTACAGTATCTCCTTGAATCATTTGAACCCATAGAAACTTATCCGCTTCCTTACGAGTTACTGTGATGTATTCATTCTTTTTGTAGTTATAGTGTGTCCCTACAGTCTGATAAATAACATCCTTATCTATAGCAGTAAGTAGAGTGTTGTTCTGCTTACCTCGATATACACAAATGTCATCAGCTTCATAGGCTATACAAATTTCTCCTGGATACAGAGAGTGTAAATACTTTTTAATATCATTAATACCTACTGGAGCTGGTTTACCTTTTCTATTAGCTTTGTAAGTTGGATCTACTTGGTATCTAAAGCACTCTCTACCTGATGTAAAGTATAACTCCGCGCTCTCACATCCTGTAGAGTCTAAAAGACTCTTGATGTGAGTCAAGCCATACTCTTTACCAAGTCTAAGTATTTCCTCTTCTCTGTCACCATTGAAGAACTCTTCAGGCAGTGTATCTTTGTCAGCATTATATGCTGCTATGAAGCATATAGAGTCTGCATCAACTATAAGTGTTTTATCTATATTCATAAATGGGTTCATCCTAAATCCTTTACTATCTCTGCTTCTGCCCCTATATCCAAGTCTGGAAAGTGACAGTGTTTATTTACTTCTTTAAAGCCCTTCTTCATACAGTCCTCAAGTATTGGAGCTAATCTTTCAGCTTCTTCTTTACTCTCACATTCTAAAGTGATGCTATCGTGGACTGTTAAACATAAACGAACTGAGGGTTCACATTGATACAAGTAATGTATCGCAAGTTTAGTACACTCAGCGCCCATACCTTGCACTGGAATGTTAAGCTGATCATTATAGCCATTAGCTCTAACTTTTCTCCCTAGGGGTGTAGTTACTAGAGTATACTGATCATTATCTAACTGCTTAGGGCTTCTATGCCATCTTGCCACATCAGAGTAGGTGTTAAGCCATGAGGCTTTAATCGATTCAGCCTCGGCTTCTTGCAATACTATCCCTGCCATACTCTTAGCCATCTGTATGTATGTTTTATAGCTCGCACCATACCCTAGTGAGAAGTTCGCAGTCTTACCTACTTGTCTCTCATCTTTAGTTACCTCATCCATAGGTTTATTATATATTTGAGACGCTGAGTACTTATGAAGGTCTACTCCCTCCTTTAGCATCTTATACATAGTAATATCACCTACATAAGAAGCAAGACAATAAAGTTCTAAGGCAGCATAATCTGCATCCACTAACCATCTCTCATCATCAAAACCTATACAGCTCTTTAAAGCTCTTGGTATCTGCTGTAAATTCTGATCTTTACAAGTAATGTTTTGAGCGTTCTGAGAGCCTTTAAACAAAACCATATCAGTAAGTGTTGCAGCACTTGAGTCTACCGAACCTAAAAACTCTTTAACTTGCTTAGGACTGTTTACATTTAAGCCTTCAGGAAGTTTAATCTTTGATAGTTTTTTATTTGCCTCTTTGATTAAGGCTTTTCTATTCTTCTCATGAATAGGTACACCCACTCTACTATAGTTCAATGCGTATTTAATACTAAGTCTATCTATTTTATAACTTAGGTCATTTAGTATAGGTAGCATAGTGTTATAGAGTTTTTCTAAAGCTATTACATCATAAGCAGCATATTCTAATTGCTCTTTTGTAAGTTGGCCTGACCAATCACTAGCACCTTCGTCTCCCTTTGGGGCTTCTTCAATATAGATAAGTAAGTTTTTTAGACTAAATGAGTCTAAGTGGGGATAGTGAAGTCTTGCCATATACATAGTATCGTCAATCTCTTTCGGTACCCAGTTATGGAACTGTGGACAGTTTAGATCATACAAGATGTTATGAAATACTAAATGTGTATCTTTTAAATAATATTTTATCTCTTCAATATTAATATAGTTACAATCATAAATAAGTGTGTTGTTGTCTTGGTGTAGTTGAATAAGTCTAATGTTGCCATAAAGTCCTATAGTTTCTGTATCTGCAAAAATAGGACGTGACTTTTCTTGAGCTACAAAACCTTCTTCTTCACCAAAGCCTGCGCCTGCTGCGTTGCCATTCTCTTTAAGTTCTAAGATCTGTATAGCTTTTAAGTTAAGCTTTACACCTTTGTTATTCTTAAATGTGTAAGGATATAACTCCAAGTCTACATTAGCTACAGTACCATTTCCGATACTAGGTACAGTATCAAGCTTTTTAGCCTTCGCATCAAAACATAATACTTCAAAAGTATACTTACCATCATTAGACTTAGGTGCTTGCGTTGCTTTAAACTTAATACGACCCTCTTCAGTTTCTGAATAACCTAGAGACTGTGGTGCACCTTTGTGAGTTCCTTTGTGACTTTCCCACGCATCATCAATCTGTTTAACAAACGCTTGTTCTACTTCTTTATCTGAAAAGTAAAAGTCTGTAGAATATTTTCCACTCATTTGATTTGGTGTTACAATGCTAGTCCATTCTAGCTCAACGTTTTTAACTATTGCCATAGTGTTTTTCCTTCGGGAGTATCTTTCCCATTTTTAAAGTTACTTGAGTTTGGTACAGTTTTCTTTCTGCTGGCGACTTTAATCAGCCTTAGAATGAAGCTAAGGCTGTAAAAATCTCCGTCGAGATTGTGGATTTAACCATCGAGAAATATGTTAAAGGAGGCATATAGTAGTTTAACCTCTTACTTAGGAGGTCTTCCTTTAACTATTGTTAGTATAATATAACTTTTATTAAGGCTTGCTTAATTCTTGAAGGGCTTGTCAGAACCTTTAGGGTTTAAAATTATACTACGAACATTATTAGACTTCTTAGTATTTACACCTGCATTCTTCAAGGCCTTAGCCACTGGTGAGTACATGTCTCCTAATTGGGCTTTCAAGTCCTTGACTGGACAAGATGATTTACCATCAGTGATAAAAAGTCGTTCATACCACTCACCAAAGTCATGATCAAGTTCAATAAGGGCTTCAACGTCTTTAGTAAGAATGGCCTCTACATAAGCATCAACTCTATTTACTGAAGCTTCTAATATAACTTGTCTAGGTCTATTATTAATAAGAGTTCGTGATCGTTTGGCTGATACTTCTATACTCTTTAGATAGTTCATAAAGGTATATAGTTCATCTGTAAGACGCGCCATCAGGTCATCATGATTAGTAAACCAAGCAAGTGTAGTTATATTTGTGTCCTTAGTTTTAAATACATTAGTACGTCTATCCCCATTCTCAAACTTGAAAGGAACTTCAGAGTTTGTTGCAAGCGTATACTTACAGTTATGGTTATCAGGGTGAAGAGTATTAGCGTTCTTCGATTCAATCATCGCTTTAGAGTTACCTACTAACTCTTTAAAAGTCTTTGTGAGCTTTGGAGGTGCAAACTTACCTACCTTCTCATCTCCCTCATCTACAAATACTGATAGTTTATTCTTCAGAACTGAACGGAACTGTTTAGTCATATCTGCTGCTGATACTGTAGCGTGGTACTCTTTATATATAAGTTCGTGAACATCATTTAGTAATGTTCCTTTTCCCGTACCTCCTGCACCTGTAATAACTGTCATAGTCTGAGGCACTTGTAAGTATGTCAAGTGGTAAGCAAGGTTATGTAACCATAGTTCCTGCTCTTCTTTAACGGGTATTACATTATCAAGGAGGTGCTTGAAATATGGAGGTATCTCTGTTGAAGGTGTTGCAGTGAGAAAATAATGCATTGCTGGGGTTCTTATAAAGTCATTGAACATATCCTCATCAAACATATTCTTGAAGAACCTATCTGAGACTGTAGGATCAAAGGTAGTGTACTTTTCATTCAGCTGCTCTACACTTATATCCCCTGCTTTCATTTTGTCATTAGGGTTAGCTTTGTTATGTACTCTAGCCATAGAGTCCTTGAAAGACACCTTACCTAGTCTTGTGAGTCTGTTTGCTTCAGGGTGATATATAACATATTTATCATCTTCAGGATCAAACCATACTATACGATCTTGCTTCTGAGCAATAGCTTTAACACTTGTAAGCTCTTCAGCTTTACTCTCCCACTCTTTATCATATCTAAAGTATTTCATACCTCCTTTAATACGATTAGTTATGAGTTGCTCTTCTCTTGAGTCATTAGTATCTATTTTCGCTACTTTCTTAGCCCACTGTCTTGCAAACTTTAGGTATAACTCTTGTGATACTGTAGGTGCTGCAGCTACAATACCTAATACATACATCATAGAGGCGTGAACCTGTCCAGGCTTTGCAAAGTCTTTTAGGTCATAGTCTGCATAGTCTTTAGTACAAAAGACTTTCTCCAGCTCTTTAGCCATTGTTATACGTGAAGCCTCAGTAAATTTCTTTATAAGAGGCTGAAGAGGATGACGATAAGGGAGAGTAGAGTTTTCTCTTAATGCATCTTCAAAGGCTTTAGTGTCTTCTGATGTAGCTTTAGCCTCATCATCTAGTATTAGATCTTTAAGAGCTTGTGGCATTGGTTGGGGCTGATGTGACTTTATAGTCTGATAACCAGGGTTAGGCTCAGTAGCGAAGGTAACCCCACCACTTAAGAAGTCTATCTTGTCTTTAATACCTATTCGTGTAGTAGTATTAGGCTCATAGCTGTAGAATAGTTGATATCCATTAGTTGTCTTAACTATATAATCTGCAAGGTTGATGAGTTCACCACCTAAAGAGTTTAGTAGTGTGTCCAATGCTTCTTCAGAGTCAATGTCCAAGATAGTAAGGTTACTTATTTGACCAGTCATGATAGCAAGGGCTTTGTAATCAGGTTGCCATTCATCTAGAGGGTATGGTTCAGCTTTGTACTGTTGCCACTCTATCATCTTCACTCTTTTGTCCCCTGATGTTTCTCTGATTAAGTGGTACATAGGAATAACATTAAATTGGTATGTGGTGTTTAAGTGTCTGGCATGGTCTTGTATGGTCATGTGGAGCCTTATGGTTTTATAAGGATGATGAGGTATAATTGTATGGTTAGGTTGTTCATCCAATAAGCCTCGATAGCTTCAACCTAACTTCTCACTAATCTGTTTAAATCCCCTAATTGTAGTATGTTTTATATTAAAGCAGTATTAAAAGTATTTATGTACGCTGAAAAATGTACCTTTTTTTTGTACCTTGGTAGGTACATTTCGGTTTTTGGCTGTGTGCCCCTGCCAGTAGGGGTTAGCACTGTGTTTAGTACAATTAGTACATTTATTCATCTTTAATTAAAAAGGTATATATAAGAACATTAAGACCTATGACTACCCTTAATGTTCTTATTTTAGCGTTTCTAGTATGAGTTGAAGGTAGTGTATTTTTGTACCTTTGCAATTATGCTACAATATCACATGAAAAAGTTTTCCGAAAGAATTAACGCAGATTGGTATACAACAGAGAGATTAGAAGAACTACTTGATGAGTTTTTTGATCTTGAAGATTACCCCAAGACTCTTACTCATCTTTATAGATGGTTAAATATTGATTGGGCTACATTTGTTGAGAGATCACTTGATGAGCGCTTTAAGACATTATTGACTGCTGCAGAGAATGAGTGTGAATCTTGGGTGGTCAGTCATGGGTTTGCTAATGATAAGAGCTTTGCTAAGTTTACTTTACAGACTCAACACAATAGAATGATAGCTACTAAGCAAGAGGTGGTTATTCAAGAAGTAGAGAAATGCTACTTACCTCTTAAGGATGAAGACAATTGAGTTGGACACCTACACCTGTACAACAGATAGCACTAGCATCTACAGCAGATGAAATACTCTTTGGAGGCTCTAGAGGGGGTGGAAAAACAGATACAGCGATTAGATGGTTACTATATGATGTAGAGAACCCCGCTTATCGTGGCCTAGTTATTAGACGTAATGCTACCGACCTTGCTGACTTCGTAGATCGTGCTAGAACTATATACTCCCCTTTAGGCGCAACAGTGTCTGGTAATCCTGCAGTTATTAAGTTTCCTTCAGGTGCTATCATCTATACTGGTCACTTAGCTACTCCTGATGCCTACACAAAATATCAAGGTTGGGAAATACACAGACTACTGATGGAGGAAGTCACACACATTCCTAGTGAGAGGCTATATGAGAAACTCCTTGGCTCTGTAAGGTCTACAGTTCCTGGTCTAACTACTCAAGTGTTCTTAACTACTAATCCAGGTGGTGCAGGCCATGAGTGGGTTAAAGAACGCTTCTCTATTGATAACAAACCTAGTCGTATTAAGTTCTCACGTAATGCACGCACATTTATCTATGTTAATGCGACTATTAGAGATAATCCTCATCTTATGAAAGCGGATCCTCAGTACATGAAGTATTTAGAATCTTTACCTGAAGCACTTAAAGAACAATGGCTTAATGGTTCGTGGGCTGATATGGACATTGATGGTGCTTATTATATTAAGCAGATGAATGTGGCTGCTAAAGACATGAGGATAACTACTGTACCTATTGAGTCATCACTGAAGACATTCACCTTTTGGGATCTTGGTATCTCTGATGCTACATCAATATGGACAGTACAATCAAATGGTAAGGAGATAAGAGTTGTTGACTACTATGAGAATAATGGTGAAGGTCTTAAGCATTATGTTAATTATCTTCATGACTTACGTGACAGGTATAACTTCACTTTTAGTGGGCATTACCTTCCTCATGATGTGCGAGTTCGTGAGCTTTCTACAGGACAATCAAGAGAGACAGCACTAAGAAAGATGGGGATTAGTTGTATACTTGTACCTAATAAGGGTATTGCAGATGGTATTGAAGCTGCTCGTAATATTATAGGTCGCTGTTGGTTTGATGCAGAGAACTGCAAAGAAGGTATTAGAGCTTTAAAGAACTATCGTAAAGAGTTTAACGAGAAGACTAACACATATAAAGACACTGCACTACATGACTGGGCTTCACATGGCGCTGATGCCTTTAGATACTTTGCACTTAGTTGGACTGAGAACATAGCAAGCGGTATGAAGAATAGACACAGAACAAATGAATTGAATTGGAGTCCTTATGACAGTTGAAGATTGGGTAAAGAGTAGACCAGATGTAAGTGTTGAACAAGTAGTTGAGGAGCTTATAGAGTGGCGTGAACGTGCGTCTGAGTATAAGAAGCTTTGGTACAATGAACAGCAAGTTACAGCCAAGCTTAGGTATGATTCCAAGCAATGACAACTTATGATATAATGGCTAAGGCGAAGGACAAGGCAGTAATGATGATAAAAGACGACTTACTACAGTTTGCAATTAGTAAAATGGAAGAGTCTACCTTTGATGATAAAGAAGCTATGTTGGACTTTCTGGAGCATGATTATAAGATGCTCGGGGATAAAGATGCCTTCTTAATCTATTACGCTATTGGAGATACGGTCATTTGGGTACACTTTATGTGGTCTAAGAAACCAAGACAGATGTATAAGGTCTTGAAAGAACTAGGTACCCACGTAACACTCAAAGAGAACATAATCTTATTTGATTGTGATATATGTGATGGCTTCAATGCTTTACACAAGCACCATGCTAAACGTATTTATGTATGGACAAAGGAATTAAAATGATGTTTAAGTATACACCTCTAGGGGAGCTACTGTTTCCTAATGAGGGAAGATTACATAAAGGTAATCCACTTAAAAGAGTTAGCAAAGAGGTTAGCAGAACTTCAAGTAAGATTGCATCAGAAACAGAGAGAGTAGCTGAGACAGTAGGTAAAGAAGTTGAGAGAGCGGGTGAGAATGTAGCTGACGATGAGTGGTGGACTAAGACGGGTGAAGCATTACTTGCATCAGCTAGTGATCCTGGAAGCTGGTTAGCATTCGCAGTTAATCCTACTTTTGGTATGGGTATGGCAGCACAGAATGCAGCTGACGTTTATGCAGACATGAGTCAGGCTGAGCGTGATGAAGCAGATGCAGAAGCAGCACAGAAGCATGCAGCAGAAGCAGAGCGTGTAGCTACTATGGAGCAGGAGAAGATGGCATCTGATAAAGCTAAAGCAGCTGCAGCAGACGCATCAGAACGTGCTACTAGATTAGGACAAGGTCGTCGTGGTCTTTTATGGCAAGGTCAAGAGACAGGTGTTAAAGATAAGTCTACGGTACTAGGAGGTTAAGATGAGATCAAATGAATTAATAATGTTGGAAGACATTAACACGGGTGAGATTGTTAAGATAGTACCTAACACAGAGTTTGATAGGTTACCTATTGGTAAGTATAAGAACTATAATGAAGCTAGAATTGTAGATAATGAAGGTAAAACACTAAGTGTGTTGAAGCCAGGAGCTAGGGTAGAAACTAAACCCAAGGAGATAGCCTCGCCTACTCAAGAAGCTAATGTTGGTACTAAGCCCAAAGAGCTTACTAAATCCCAACTGAGAGAAATACTTAGAACTAAGGGTATTAGCTTCACTCAGAAGGCTACAAGAGACGAGTTGTTAGGACTCATCAATGACTAGTTATAGAGATACCCTTAGACGCATTGAAGCGGGTAGGGGTAATAAACAACTATGGGAGAACCATCTACGTGAGTGTTATCAGTATGCTCTTCCTGAGCGTAATACTATTGATAAATGGAACCCGGGAGCTAAGAAGCGTGACTATGTGTTTGACTCTACAGCTACAGATTCACTAGAAGATTATGCCAATAGAATGGAGACACAGTTAGTCCCTTCTACACTTAACTGGATGAAACTAGAAGCGGGTACACAAATACCTGAAGAAGAGAAAGAAGAGGTAGATGAAGGTCTAGAACAAATGACAGACATACTGTTTGATCATATCAACTCTTCAAACTTCTCATCACAGATTCATGAGTGCTTTCTTGATCTTGGTATATCTACTGGTGCTTTAATTGTTGAAGCAGGTGATGGTATTCAATCTTCATTGAACTTCAGAGCTGTATCACTTAGTGAGTTAATTATAGAGAGATCTGCTCGTGGTATTATTGATACTGTATGGAGAGATGTAACAGTACAAGCTGGAGATGTTAAGAAGACATGGCCAACTGCTAAGATCACTGATGCTCTTGCTAAGATCATAAATGATACACCTGAAGAGGATGTAACATTTATCGAAGGTGTTATGGAAGTAGATAGAGGGTATGAGAATATACTTATCTATGAAGCTGAAGGGGTCTTCCTTATTCAAGAGAACTTAGACTCTAGTCCTTGGATAGTCTTTCGTGAGTCTACTATACCTGGTGAGAGTTATGGACGTGGGCGTGTAATGCGCGTACTACCTGACATTAAATCACTTAACAAGATGGTAGAGGACTACTTAAAAGGGCTAAACTTCCAAGCTAACCCAATATTCACTGCTACAGATGATGGTGTTATCAACCCCTTTACAGTTAGATTAAAACCAGGTTCAGTTATGCCTGTAGGGTCTAATGCAAATGGTAACAAGTCTTTAGAGCAAATGCCAGTTACTGGTAATGTTCAACTACTAGACTTCGCTATTAAGAGTCTTCAGGACGTTATTAGACGTACATTGCTATCAAATCCTTTTGGTAACATAGAAGAGACACCAGTGCGTACAGCAACTGAGATGAGTATGCGTAATGCAGAACATGCGCAGACACAAGTAGGGGCATCTGGAAGAATTCAGAGTGAACTACTAGAACGTCTAATTGCTAGAAGTGTTTATATCCTTACTCAAATGGGTAAGATGCCTGATGTACGTGTAGATGGTAAAGAAGTTAAGATTAAATTCACATCACCTTCAGCGCGTAAACAAGATGAACATGAACTTGCAACGATTGGTAGATACATGGAGTTCATGGCTATGTTACCACCAGAGATAGTACAAGCAAATGTTAACATGGATGCAGTACCTAAAGAGATTGCAGACATTATGGGTCTTCCTAAGCGTTTACTTCATACTGAGCTTGAGAAAAAAGATATGAAGAAAGAACAAGCTGCGCAACAAAAAGCATTAGAAGACCAAGCGCTTGCAATGCAAGGAGGTCAAGGTGGAGCTTAACACAAGAATAGAAGTATCTGATGAGGTTAAAGAGCAGTATGCTGCGCTTAATAAACTTTATAAAGGCACGTTTGAGACAGACTTAGGTAAGGAATTACTTAAGTACCTCAAAGAGACATATGTGGATACATCAATGGCAAGACCTGGAGATGACTTATTAACTATAGGTCTTCGTCAAGGTCAAGCTAATGTGATCAACAATATCATCCAGGAGGTGAATCGTGGCTAGGGAATTACAGACAATCAACAGTAGTGGAGAGCTTAATAACCACCAATTAGGAGGAGTTAACTCTACAGATAAAGTATTAACGTCTGCTGAAGTAGATGCTAAAGTTAAAGTAACTGATGATAAGTTAGTTGATTATGTTAAAAAAGATGGAACTGTAACTATAACTAAAGAGCTTTTTGAGGAATTGATTGCAGCACCAGCATATGCTAATGGTAATTTATACTCTAAAGATGGAGTGCTTAATTATCAAGGGCAATATGATGATGTTACTCTACAAATAGGTCAAGAGATGCACATGGAGGTTATTAATAATACTGGTGTACCAATATTGAATGGTAAAGCAGTTACAAATAATGGTGTATCTGGCGGTATTCCACAAATCAAACTAGCACAAGCGGATACATTTGCAAATGCTATTATTCTTGGTGTAGCTACACACGATATCGCTCATGGCTCAAAAGGCATTATTACTACTGGTGGTGTTATTCATGATCTTGATACCTCGACAACAACTCTTGGTGTTCCACTATATCTAAGTGCGATTGATGCTGGAGACTGGGTAGAGACACCACCGGATATTGTCAGCCAAATTGGTGGTGCTTTAATACAAGATGCTTCTATTGGGGAACTATTTGTTAATAGAAGAAATAATATAGTTCTTCCAAATGTTATTGGTTTACTACAAAAACAAGCAACTGGTGGTATTTACAATCTAACAGCAATAGCACAGAATATAGAGAACTATGCAACAGATGGAAATATCGGTGTAATAGTTGATCTACCAAATGGTACAATACAAGTACCTATTGATGGTTTCTATAGTGGAAGCTTTAGTACAACATTATCTTTCACAAGTGTTGCTAGTACAAGAACTATCCATGCAGAGATCTACAACATTAGGAAGCTTTAGTACAACATTATCTTTCACAAGTGTTGCTAGTACAAGAACTATCCATGCAGAGATCTACAACATTACAACAGCTACAATCATTAGTACATATGCTTATAATGTTCCTAGAGATGCAACAGAAGCTAGTTTTAGCTTCACCTCGAAGTTCATTGGAAGTGCTGGAGATGTATATGTTATGAGATTTAGAAGTAGTCCCGATATGACAGTAACTCTTACTGATGTATCTATGGATTTATCTTCAATTAGACTTTAGATTCTTAGATAGGACACGCCACTTCTGGCGTGTCCTATTTATAGAGCCTATGCTCAAATTAAAACAACGGAGAACCTATGAGTGAAGAAACATCACAAACAGTAGACACTTCTTCAGACGCAACTGCTTCTGAAGCAACAACAGTAACAACAGAGGGTGAAACTCAGTCAACAACATCATACTTAGATGGTAAGTATGAAAGTGTATCAGCACTAGAGAGTGGATACAAAGAGTTACAGTCTAGTTATTCTAAGAAGAATGCGGAATATAATGATCATATGAAAGGGTTTGCAGGCGCTCCTGAAGCTTACGAACTTAACGAAGGTATTAATGGTAATGATACATTGTCAGCATGGGGCTTAGAGAATGGTCTAAGTAATGAGGGGTATAACAATTTACTTACCTCTATGAGTGAAGCAGAGACAGCACAGTCTACAGTATATAAGAATGAGCAGCTAGAAGCTTTAGGTAAAGATGCAAATTCACGTATTAACAATGCTACTGATTGGGTTAGAGCTAATCTTGGTGAAGAGGCTGTTGAAGGAATCAACTCTATGTGGGTTGGAGCAAAAGGGATTGAAGCTATCGAGAAACTGATGAAGATGGGTAATACTGCGTCACCTACAGTAGCTCCTACAGCACCTGCAGTTGATGGAGATAAACTATCTGCTATGCGCTATGCAACAGATAATTATGGGAATAGACGTATGTCAAGTGATTCGGCATATAGGTCTAAAGTTGAAGCGTTGGAAAGAGATTTTCTTGCAACTGGTGGAAAGCTAACTCCTTTCAATTAATAAATAGTTTACTTTTTACTTAAACTATGATACAATGATGTTAATATTAAATTATTAACTACGTTAGACACCCTCTCACGAGAACCTAGCAAGTTGAGAATTTGTAGCTACAAAGCTATGAACTCCCTCTTGTTGGGAGCTACCCTAAGCCTTTAGCAAATATTAAATCAAATATAAACTAAAGGACTTAATATGTCACAAGCATTAAGTACAGTAGCTGTTGAACAGTTTGACAGTGAAGTAAAACACGCATACCAAGGTATGATAACATTACGTGGATGTGTAACATCTCGTTTAGGTGTAGTTGGAGACAAGTACGATTTTAGATTAATGGGTAAAGGTGCTGCTACAACTCGTACTGGTTCATCTGCTGATGTTGTTCCTATGGGAATTGCACACTCTTTAAAAGTTGCTACTCTATTAGATTATGAAGCTCCAGAGTATACAGATATCTATGATGCTAAAACAGTTAACTTTGATGAAGTAACGCAACTTGCTAAGACTATTGCTGGTGCAATGGGTAGACGTGATGATCAATCAATCATTGATGCATTAGATACTACAACTACAACTGTAGGTGCAGGTACTCAAGCTCTTGATTTAGCTACAATTACTGCAGCTGCTAAGAAGCTGAATGCTGTTGAAGCTCCTTCTGAAGACAGATTCTTTGTAGTTACTGAAGGTGGTCTTAACGATTTACTAAATGACACTACTATCGCTTCTGCTGATTATAACTCAGTGCGTTTACTAATGAGTGGCGAGATTGATTCATTTATGGGCTTCAAATGGAAAATAATTGGATCTGCAAGAGCTGAAGGTGGTCTTCCACTTACAACTACTGTACGTTCTGGTTTTGCATTCCATAAAGCTGCATTAGGTCATGCTGTTGGTATTGACATGAAAACTAAAGTTGATTATGTTGCTCACAAAGCTTCATGGTTATCTATGGGTATGTGGAAAGCTGGGTCTGTTGCAATAGACGTTGAAGGCATTGTTGAAGTTAAATACCTAAACTCTTAAGAGTTTAGGTAACAGATAGAAAGGGTATAGTATGGCAGGATTTACAAAAGAAAGTTTTAGTGGAAATGTTGGTGCGGGTTCGTTATCACCTACGTTTTTTGTATATGGATCAGCTACTGATAATAAAGCAACAGTGATTGCTGACGATTACTTTGTTGGTTTAATTGGTATTGTAAAAGTTGGAGATTTTATTCTTGCAACTGCTACGGATGCTTCTGTACTACTAGTAGTTACTAAATCTGATGCAGATGAAGTAGATACTGGGTATGTAGCTGTAGCTTAGTCATTCTAGTACCACCTTCGGGTGGTACAATTAATCACTAAGGAGCATCTTATGGCGGGTAACGCAGCAGAAATTTCATTATCATCAAACGCTCTTTTGCTTTTAGGGCATCAACCAATAGCTTCATTTACTGAAGGTACTGCAGGATCACAAGTAGCTGAGAACTTATTTGAGCACAGTTACAAAGCAGTATTGACTACATATAGATGGAGATTTGCAACTAAGCAAGCAAAATTAGCCCGTTTAGTTGCCACACCTAATAATGTTTATACTTACCAGTTTCAATTACCTGTAGACCTTCTTTACCTTATCAGGGCAGTCTCAGTATATGACTATGAGATATATGAAGACAAGTTGTATACGAATGAGGAATCAATTGATATTGAATATACGTATAATGTTAGTGCAGATAAACTACCTTCACACTACGCTAAAATGTTTGAGTTTTATCTAGCTGCACAGTTCTCTATTCCTATTACTGGGGATTTAGAGAAAGCACAATTCTATAATGCTAAGTATGAAAGAGCTTTATCACAAGCTAAATTTGCAGACGCTTCACAAAGGCCTAACCAAGAGTTTGAATACTCTCCATATGCTGATGCGAGACACTAGTTATGGGAGTAGAATACGTACAATCTAACCTAACAGCAGGTGAACTAACTCCGGAGCTTCATGCTCGTGTAGACATCACTAAGTACAGCAATGGTGTAGCTAATGCGGAGAATATGGTTATATTACCTCATGGAGGTATGCGTAGAAGACCTGGACTATCTAAAGTTGAAGACACGCTAGTACCTTCACGTGCACGTATAGAACCTTTTGTATTTAACACAACACAAAAATATGTAATATTACTAAGGTCAGGATTTATAGATATATATAGAGACGGTATAAAAGTGGCAGCAGCTATAGTGTCTCCTTACACAGACCATACAGTTATCAATGAAATAGATTTAATACAGTCTGCTGATACAATGATCTTAACACATGAAACAATAGCACCTTATAGACTACAACGTCAAGGTAGTGACACATCTTGGGACATGAGCCCAGTAACATTTGTTAATCAACCTCCTGCATTTGACTTTGGTTCAGGTGCTGAGCCTGTATGGTCGAACACTAGAGGGTGGCCTGCAGTATGTACTTTTCATCAAAATAGATTATGGTTAGCAGGGTCGACACAAAGACCTACAACTATATGGGGTTCTAAAGTATCTGGATTCTTTGACTTTGACTTAGGTACAGGAGTTGGAGATGATGCATTAGCAGATACTCTTGACACTGACCAGTTTAATAAGATCACTAATATCTTCTCAGGAAGAAATTTACAAGTATTTACTACTGGTGGAGAATTCTATAATGCTGCACCTCTTATATCACCTGCAGAGAGTGAGTGGAGAAAACAGACAGGGTATGGTTCTAAACGCATTAGACCCATCTTAATTGATGGTGCTACACTATTTGTAGATAGTTCAGAGCGTACAGTCAGACAATACCTATATGACTTTAACGAAGCAAACTACGTATCTATGAACCTTACATTATTATCGTCTCATCTAGTAACTAATGTAATTGCAATGGCGGCTATTAAAGGTACACGTTTTGATGTTGGTGATTATGTTTATGTAATCAATGAAGACGGCACTTGTGCAGTCCTAAACACTATGAGACATGAAGAGATTGCTGGATGGACACATTGGACAACAGTCGGGCTCTTTAAAGATGTTACAGTTGTAGATAAAGACGTATATTTCTTAGTATACAGAGAAAATGAATATTTCCTAGAACTTCTTACAGAAGATACATACACTGATCACAACGTAATTCAGAAAGGTACTGAACCCACAACTGAAACTGTTATACATAATGGAGAAGAAGTTGTTCATAATGGAGAACCAGTGGTTTATACTGATTACACCTCAGGTGTGGCTATAACAGAATTAGTTACTAATTTTGATGATGCGTTCGCTAATACTTTATTTAAAGTTATTGCAGACTTCTCTATTAAAGATGATGCGAAGTACGAAGGTACAGACGGAGACAATAAAATTACAATAAATAGAGACGCATACCGATTAGAGGTGGGGCTTAACTTTAAGACTTCAGTTATCACGTTACCAGTAAGTTCTGAAACACAGAAAGGCATGACTCTATATAGACGTAAAAGAATAGTTAAGATTGATATGAATGTGTTGAATAGTTTAGGGGTATATGCAAGACAAAGATATGCTGCAGATAGACAATTCACAGTAGCATTAGATCAAGCACCAGAACCTTTTACAGGGTTTAAAGAGCTTTATCTATTAGGATATGATAGACTACAAGAAGTAGAAATTCATCAAGAAGAACCTCTCCCGTTTATATTACGCGGAATTGGTTTAGAAATTGCGTACTAGGAGGACATGATGGCTAATTATTCACAATTAAAAGACCAAGGCATGGGGGTAGATGGTAAAGGTAACTATGTTCAACCTTATGAAGGAAGTAATGCTTGGGCAGGTGTAGGAATTGCAGGTTTAGGAGTAGCAGGACTTGAAGGATACTATAACATTCAAGCGGCTGAAGCTTCAGCAGATGCAAGTAGGTATTCTGCTGAAAGACTTAGAACAGCAGGGGAAGCTGCAGTACGTGAAGCTAAACTGAACAATGCAAGACTACATGAGAGTTATAATGACACTCAAGCTAATAATATGTTAGTACAATCAGTTCAGGGAAGATCAGGGGCTACGTTAGAGAATCTAGCTAAACAAGCAGCAGACGACTTAGCATGGGATCAAAAGTTTATGGAGCTATCAGGTATAGTTACTAAAGCAGGGTATGACATGGATGCAGCAGCACAAGACATTGCAGCAGCACAATCAGTTAGAACGGGTTATCAACAAGCAGGCCTGGGAATGCTTGGTGCAGGAGTTACTATGGGGAGGTTAGCATAATGAAAATAGAATCATATCAATCAGCAAATATAGCTGGGGCTAAACCAGGAGGTATGCAAGGTAATGCGGGGATGCTTGCTAAGGCAAGGTCGAAGCAGTCTCTTTCTCAAAGACTTGGACAATTCTCTGATCAGTTATTTAACTTAGCAGGTAAAGGTGCTCAAGCACAAGGTGCTAAAGATGCAGTAGTTGATGTTGCTAAGCGTAAAGCAAAAGTAAGAGAGATTAACGCAGATGAGTTTATGGATGCTGATGAGAAGACAGAGGCGATAAGTAAACTAACTGAAGGTACAGCATCTAAAGGGTTCGGTATCTACAGTAGAGCTTATGACTCTGCTGCTTCTGCTGCTTATTCAAGTCAGGTTAAGAGTGATGCTAAATCTGCTTATGACTTAGCTATGATAGAAGCTAAGGGTGATCCTGCAGCTTTCATGGAGATGTATACTAAATTCTCTTCAGAGACAATTAAAGGCGCCCCTACTGAATCAACGAAGATAGTTGCACAAGAGACAACGATGAATTATGGTACAGCAGGACTAAGGGCTTTAAGTCTTTCAAAGTCTAAAAATAACACTGCTGCTAATAAAGCTAAATATAAAGATTCAAATATTGCTATGAGTCAACTATACTCAAATGCTTACAAGAAAGGTGACGTTATAGAACAGTCACGTGTTATGTCTGAGATCTTTGTATCAGGTAGCGCAGCAGTAAGAGATGGCTATATTAGTCAAGCTGAACATGATGTAAACATGATAGCGATCACTCAAAATGCGGTGGTCGATAATGAAGTAGCTAAGTTTGGTGAGTTTGTGTCATCTGGTCGTGGACAAATTGGGTATGATAAGTTTGTTAACGCGCAGAAAGAGGGAGCCTTTGATATGTCAGACCCTGAAGAGATTGCTAAACTTAAGTCTTCAATGTTAAAACAAGTTAAAGAATATAATGACGCACAATTTATTCAAGATGATAAAGAGAAGAAATTGTATGACGTAACTACAACAGCCACTTACAGAGAGGGTGTTGTATTACTTAACAAAGGGGAACTAACTGAGAGTATGATTCAAAGTTGGTTAACTTCATCTTCAATCACTCAGACAGATGCTGATAACTTACGTGAGACTTTATCTCTAGGACAAGGAAGAAAGTACTCAGATGCAGCAACAGTTGCTTCTTATGCTTACCCTAAAGTTCTTTTAGAGAGTTCACCAAAAGATATTTATTCCGATGTTAACTTATCATATGCAGATCGTGGTAGATTAGCTGCTCAAAGAGAATCAATGCTTAAAGGTGCTTACAATTGGCGTGGTACTAATAATGGTAAAATGGCTACTAGTGAGATTAAGGGTTTATTCGGTGTTATAGAAGGTACTCTAATGGCTCAGATAGATCTTAGTAACCAAACTATGAAAGACTTTAATAATATGATGAGCACGTTCTATGATGAGGTATCTGCAATAGGTGATCCTCTTGAACAAGAAACAAAATCACTTACTATTGGAAGACGCTTGATAACAGAGTATAATAAAAGTTTAGATGACAAGAAAGCAGCGAATACAGCTAAGAGATTAGCAAATGAAAAAGAAGAGGCAACTAAATCAGCTTCAGCTTATAATGACAGTATATTTGTTTCTATCGGGTGGAGAGATCCAGTGACATGGGAAGATATGATGTTGGAGGATTAACATGAGTGGAAATATAGGTTTTGACTGGAACACAGAGACAACAGAAGTTAACACTAACCAAAATGGTTATACTGAAAAACAACAACGTGACTACATGGTTAAGACTGCGTCTGACCTTGTTAATCAAAGTCGTAAAGTTCAGGAAGAGGAATTATATACTGATACTAATTTCATAGACTCTATGAGAATCCTTCACACAAAGAAAGAAGGGGCAGAAACTGAAACACCTCCAGATAAGGAATTAGTTAAATGGGGTCTTCAGTATATGGCAGATGTTAACTATAATCTTGTAGATTTAGGTGAGACTGCTATAGACTTTGCTGATGCTACAGATATGGAAAAAATGGCTATGACTTATGGGCTTGAAACATATGATGCTAAAGACATTACATGGGAGGGAGTTAAAAGGTTTGGAGACGCTTTTGTAACTGACTATACTAACCTTATTGGGTTTGGTACTTTAGGCGCAGGCTTTGCAGCTAAACTTGGAGGCAAGACAGCAGGGAAAGCAGCATTTAAAAAGATGCTAATGAATCCTGCAAACATTGCTGCTCTTGAAGGTGCTATGTATACGGGAGGAGAAGACTTGGTTCGTCAGACTCTGGAAGTAGAAGTAGGTATGAGAGATGAAATTGATTATACACAATCTGCAACTTCAGGTACTATAGGTGCTGTAGCGGGTAAAACACTTGGTGAAGGTGCTGCATACGTAGGGAAGAAAATGAGCAAGAAAAAGGGTATAATACCAGATGAACAAGTAGGAGTTGAGTAATGGAAATATCATACAGCAACACCCAACCAGATGGTGCAAACGAAACTGTAACATACAACGAAGATCAAGCAGCTCAAGATGTTGCAACACTTCAAGAAGGTCTTGCAGAACCCGTAACAACTGAAATGCCTGAAGATAAGTATGCAGGGGGGTTAAAGTCGTGGTTTTCTCGTAAGCTTATTAAGAATATGAAGACACCAGATAAGCCTGCTAAAACAGTAAATGATATGCTTATTAAATATAATCAAGCTCCAATGACACCTGAAGAAGTAGTATCTACTAAACAATTTAATACTAAAGACGTTCCTAAGATGAAAGAACCTTTAGTACCTCAACCTACAGAATTTCAAGCAAAGAAAGAAGCACTTAATTTTAAGACTTCTGATATTGAAGATTTTGATACTACAAACTCATGGCAAATGAACTTTGATACTATTGAAGAAGCAGATGACGTGAAAGCTGTTATAGGTTTAATGGCTGATAATAATGCTGTTAACATTGATAAGGCTAGGCGTGGTGTAGTGGGTGATGAGCAACTACGAGGCTTAGCAGATGATCTAGGTCAAGATGTTGATTTTATTCGTAAAGTGTTAGAGCGTGAAGATGGTTCACTTTTAGCTCCTGAAGAGATCCTAGCTACTCGTCAAGTCTTAGAGCAATCTGCTGTTAGACTAAAAGAGTTAGCTAATATGGTTAATGATCCTAATGTAGGTGACGTTACTAAAGCACAATTTGCTAAACAGTATCACTTTCACACAGCTTTCTATCAACAATTTATGGGTGCTAGAGCTGAGTATGGTCGCGGTATGAGAGCTATGGGTATCCCTACTGGCGGTAAAATAGATGCTGATATGGCTGAAGAGATAACTCAGCAAGCAGTAAATATGAATAGAGGGTTAGACATTAACACTATCGCACAGCAAATAGCTGTAGCAGATTCTACTAAAGGTATCACAGCAGTTGTTGAAGCTACTGGGACAAGTGCAGCGAGTAGAACATTTGATAGCGCGTATGAGGTATTCATTAATGGTATTTTATCGGGTCTAAGTACTCATCTAGTAAATAGTGCAGGATCAATGATCCGTATTGGTGTTGACTTAGGTGACACAGCTGTAGCATCTATTATGGGTGGTAGAGGTGTTGATGACTTTGACAATGTTTTGATGGGTGAATTCAGAGCTAAGCTACTTGCAGCTACAACAGGATTTAGGGAATCTTGGGATGTTAGTTGGAAAGTAATGAAGACTGCTGAACCTTATGGTGGTATTGATAAACTAGAAGTACCAAGTAGAAAAGCTATAAGTGCGGAAGCATTCAATATGGATGCTGCAGGGATCACAACAATAGGCTCATGGGTAAATGGGTTAGGCAATGTGTTAAGATTCCCTACAGAGCGCTTAATGGGTGGTACAGATGCGTTTATGAAAAAGACAGCAGAACGTAACGCTATAATCCAACAAGCGTATAGAAGAGCTGAGGCAATAGCTAAGCAAAATAAATGGGGGTCAGTAAAGACTCAAGAGTTCTTTACTGATTTAATGGAAAATCCTACAGAAGAAATGTTAGAGATTGCTAAGCGTGAAGGTCTATCAATGACTTTCCAGGAACCCTTAGGAGCTACAGGTCAAGCATTTCAGAAGTGGGTACAAACAACTCCTGGAGTTAGATGGGTTTTTCCTTTCATAAAGACACCTGCTAACCTTCTTAAACAAGCCTATTTAGAAAGAACACCTCTAGGATTATTAGCAAAACAGTATCGTGAGGACGTATTTGCAGGTGGGGCTAAAGGACAGATGGCTAGGTCTAAGATGGCTACTGGTACTGCCTTAGCATATATGGGATACCAAGCAGCTTCAAATGGGTACATCACTGGTTCAGCCCCTACAGACAGAGATGTACGTAAGAACAGATATGAAGCAGGGTGGAGACCTAGATCTATTGTTATAGACACACCTACAGGTAAAGAATACATTTCATATGATCGTATGGAGCCTTTCTCTTACATTGTTGGAGCGATGGCAGATCTTTCTGAATACCAAGATGCTACTAAATATACAGTATTAGGTGAAGAAGAAGAAAAACAACTAGAGCGTACAATAGACGGACTGGTAATAGCATTAGCTGAGAATACTTTAAATAAGACGTTTATGACGGGTATGAGAGACCTTATGAATGTATGGTCAGAGCCTCAAAGATATGCTGAGAGATATGTGAAGAATCAAGCAAATGCTATGATGCCCTTCTCAGGACTACGCAGAAACATTAAACGTAGTATTGACGATACTCGCCACGTACAAGCAGATACGATTGGTGAATACTTCTACGAGCAGTGGAATATGACATCATCTAATATACCTAAGACAGTCGATTCATTTGGTAAAGAAGTTAAGTATGATAAAGTGCTCTCACCTTGGGGTACATCAGTAGAAACTAGAAGTAAAGCGTATCGTGAAGTAATGAGGTTGGCTGAGACTACTAGACTAAGTGCAATTCCTAATATGAGTCCAATGATGAATGGATTTAAACTTACTAATAAACAGTATGTAAAAATTAAGAAATACGCTCGTAAGGGTTTATTAATTGAAGGTATGAACTTCAAAGAGACTGTTACACAACTGATGAACTCAGCCTCATATAAGGAGCTAATTGATGACGATAAAGTACAACAGATAAGATCACTGACTTTAAAGTTTGACACTGCGGCTAAAAATGATGCTAGAGTTCAAGATGTAAACCTATATAATAAGTCAATTCAGAAGGACTTAATCAGACCTGCGAAGTATAAAGCGCAAGAAGACGGTATATCTGAACAAGATGCATTACAAGAACTTAAACAGTTCTATAACAAATAAGGAGTAATAAATGGCTTTCAATAGTACAATAGGGCGTGCAGAGTATACAGCAGGGGCAGGACAAACTGTATTCCCTTTCAGCTTTAAACTTTTCTTTGACGGGGATATAAAAGTCTACCTCACACCAGTAGGTCAAGCATCTGATGATAGTACAGATATTCTCATACTTGACACAGACTACACAGTAGCACTCTCAGGGGATTTAGGTGGGTCAATAACACTTATTAGTGCTGCGTCTAATGGAGACGCTGTAACTCTTTTGAGAAAGTTAGATATTGATAGATTGATTGAATATCAAACATCAGGGGATCTATTAGCGTCAACGTTAAACTCAGACCAAGATTATCAAACATACCTAATTGCAGATAGAGAGGCGGATGCAGGGTCTCATGTTAGACTTCCAGATTCAGCTCAAAATGTATCCGTTGTTTTAGAATCTCCACCTCCAGATGCTTATATTAAATGGAACGCAGCAGGAAATGAGCTAGAAAATGATACATCAATCCCTGAAAATGTTACAAACACAGAGTTATATAAATGGGAAGCAGAAGCATCTAAGCTCACATCAGAGAGTTATGCAACAGAAGCTGAAGATGTATTCGTCAAGCTATATACTTCTGACGGAGATGGAACATTTACAATAATAAACTCTTCAGAATATAGTTCTTTTCACTATTCCGAAAAAGCAGAGTCACAAGCTGCAGATGCTGGACAGCTAGAAGCTTGGGGAGCAGAAGCAGAGAGAATGACATCTGATAGTTATGCTACTGAACCAGAAGATGTATTTGTTAAGACATATACTTCAGATGGAGATGGTACATTTACAGCTGCAGATACTACTGAATATTCTTCACTACATTGGGCAGCTAAGTCTAGTGGTTCTAGTTTACCAGCACCTAGTTTTCCAGCAGATGAAGGTCTTGCTTTAGTTGCTAGAGCTACTGGTAATGACTGGGAGAAGATACTTGGTTTACCCTTAGAGACTGGACATGAAGGAATGAGTGTGTCTAATCATGGTACAGAAGGTGATAGTTATTGGAGTTCTGTTAATAAGAATCCAAATGTATTGAATGGTAATGAAACTATTGAATCTGGTGTTAGTGCTAGTGTAGTAACTGGTTTTGAAATACCTGATGGTTTAACTTTAGAGATAGCTGATGGCTCAGTTATGTCTGTTGTATAAGGAGATAATATGAGTATATTAAAAAGTATAGCTGGGTTACTATATGTTAATGATAAGAAAGTAGCACTGGATGAAGACATACCTACTGAGTTTGGTATAGGGTACGAGCAAACTTGGCAAGATTTAACCGCAAGTAGGAGTGCTGGTGTAACATACACTAACACTACTGGAAAACCTATATTCATATCTGTTTCTAGTTCATCAGAAACTGCTGGTATGCAAATAACTATATCTGTAGATGGAATTATAATTCAAAACGAACTACAGAATGATGCGACAAGTAAAAGAATGAATGTATCAGGTTTAGTTCCGAATAATAGTACTTATGCGGTTACGTTAAATGTAGGAACAGTTGATTGGAAGGAACTAAGATAATGAAGTATTTTAAAGATGAGAATAATAACATATACATAGACCCAATAGTTACTAATCATGTAGGACTAGTAGAGATTACAAAAGAAGAAGTAGATGTAATTCAAGCACCTACAGATGAAGAACTACTAGCTAAAGAACAAGCTGACTTCAGAGCTACTAGAGACACTGAATTAACTGCTGTTGATATACTTGTGTATATAGCACAAGATACAGACAATGGTAATGTAGCTGAACTTAGACGGTACAGACAAGCACTGAGACAATCAACTAAAACATGGGTTATGCCAACCCGTGAAGAATATGGAGTTATATAATGAGTAAGATATTATTAAGAGCTACAAGTGGTGGCTCTGTGTCTCTACAAGGTGAAGATAGTGCAGTTGATACGGTTGTAACAATACCAAGTGGTGACGTTACTATGGCTACTACTGATGATGTTATAGGCGTAGGACAAACATGGCAAGATGTAAGCGGTAGTAGAGCTGTTAATACAGACTACACTAATGACACTGGTAAGCCTATACAAGTATCTATAATGGGATATGCAGCTTCAAATTCAAGTTCATATTTAAGACTATTGGTTGGTGGTGTGAGTGTTGATTTGGCTGGACAAAGAGGTGCAACTGATGCAGATAGTGATTATGTCCAAGTCGGAACCATAGTTCCAGTTGGTGCAGTGTATAGAGTAGAAGATAATAGTGGTGCTGTAATGACTAGCTGGGTAGAACTAAGATAATGGAGAAGATAGTATGAGTACTTTACAAACAAATGAGATTAAAAATCTAGCTGGTACATCAAGTATATTAGTTGAAGATATAGCACCAATACCTACAGATAGTAAGTGGGCTGGTACAGCTATAGCTTCAGAGTATATTAGTTGAAGATATAGCACCAATACCTACAGATAGTAAGTGGGCTGGTACAGCTATAGCTTCAGAGCAAGCACTAAGAGACTTCTATGGCAATCAATCTATAACAGTACAAGGTGCTAACTTTACAGCTAAGAGTTATCCTGATGGAAGTGTTGTTGGTAGTACTGATAATGGTAGTTTTGAGATGAGGGCTAATGGTAGTTTAGAGTTAGGTACCTATTTAATAGGTGAAACAAGTACAACTACTTGGGCATTTCCTATTGAGGTAGTTGATATGACATCAAATAGTGATAATATTATTTCTGGTAATGTTGTCAGAAGTGCAACATTATCTCCATGGTTCGTGTCGTTTAGAAGCCCAACTACTTTAGGAGTGGTATTTAATGTATATGACAACACAGGTGCTGCACAATCTAGTGCATCTTGTAGAGCCGGATTAAAAGGAAAATGGAAATAATGAGATATCTTAGATACACACTAATCCTACTATGGACATTATTCCGTAAAGTGTTTGGATTAGCATGGTATCCAATAGTAGCACCACATAGAAAGTACGCTAGAAATACAGTATATAACTATGTACTATCTAATGGATTATATCTACCTAGACTAAACAGAGATGTTCCTATATCTAAGAGAAATGTATCTTGGATAGAATACCAATTAGTCTATTGGTTGATATGGGGTTGGTTAGATGATGATAGCTATTGTGATACATCATCTGAAAGATTCATGCTAGAATGGGAAGATGGAACTAGAGGCACTAGAGATAACTCTAAGTACTTGGCTAAGTGTAACGGTAATGCTTTTACATTAGGTGATACTATAGAATCTAATTGGTGTGGTATGATGGCTTACTTATGGAATGTTCGTAACACCGCTTATAACTTTAAGTATATGCAATGGGAAGAGAATAGACATAAGTATTTATTCTACTATAATGTATTTGGATATGAGTTTGGTTATCACACAGAAGAGTCTGACAGTAAACATGTTGGAAGATTAGTATTTATTAAATAAGGAATTGAAAATGGGTTGGTTTGGTAAAGATGAGATAGAAGCTACTGGTAAAGCTACACAGTCAATAACTAGTGGTATTAGACAAATGTTTACAGGTGATATACCTCCTGAGATAATACAAGAGATGGATAGATTAGATAGTGAACATGTTACTAGAAGATGGGAAGCTGATTCTAAAGTACCTTGGTATACTTCTAGTAGAGCTATTGTTCTCTTACTATTGAACTTCAATCTTGTAGGTATGTTATGGTTCAATGCTGAATTAGCTGAGTATTGGGTTACTACATATACAAGTTTACTCATGCTAGTTAATGGTGCATTCTTTGGTTCTAAAGGTATTGAATTTATCAAAGCTGGTAAAGCTCCATAATTGTGTTATGATTACATATAGAATATACAAGGATAGCAAGTGAGTGAACATTGTACAAATAGTGATAAGCTAAGTAAGTTAGAAGCAGTAGTAGAAAGACTAGCTGGTGATATGACTCTACTTGTTGCTAGTAATAGAAAGACTAGTGATGCAATGGAGTTGATGGCTAGAACTGCTGTAACTACAGAGAATAACACTAGAGACATAAGTATTTTATTTAAGAGAGTTGCTAAGACAGAAGATATTACACATAGTCTTGAATCTGCTATGTATCAATCATGTGACACTAAGTCTCAAGAGATAACAAGAGCTAATAGAAGAATAGAAGACAAGCTTGGTGATGAGGTGGAGAAGATGGATGTAAAAGGAAACAAGAGATTAGCATTTGGATTACTAATACTAACATTTGCTTTTGGATACTTAGTATTAGATGTACAAGCTAACAACGGTAAGATGGATAAGGTACTAGAACTTGTTACTACTACTGAGAAGAACGTAGCTCTGAATAGACTAGAGATAGCTCATATAAAAAAAGAGTTAGGTAGAAAAGAACATATAAGAGGTAACAGAATATGATTAAGTGTATTATTCACTGTAGTGACTCAGAACAAGGTAGAGGTGATAATGCTGAGACTATTCATAAGTGGCATAAAGAAAGAGGATTTGATGGTATAGGTTATCATTATGTAAT